GCATCATTGACAAACTTGCCAATCAATGTGGAATAGGTTGTTTCTGTGGGCGTAGAGACAGTAGGCTCACGCAACCGAACCAGAACATCGTTAATCATTTCTAGGTAGGTCATGATCTTGTCAATCCTGTCTCTTCAAATGTTGCAATAAAGTTGAATGTGCTACCAGACTCAGTAGTAATCTTCAACTTATCTCCCTCTTCCAACACAATGTAGTCTCCACCATCAAACTTCAAATATGCTTTTGCTCCTACTGAATACTGAGTAAGAATGTCATATGTTGCAGAAGCACTTGAGTCAAACCACTGAACAGTGATGTGCTTTGATGAGCCACCAGTGTTGTTGATATACATCACAGTGAAAAGGGAATAGTAACCAGTCGGGCAGGTATAGACCGTTGTATCTGTTGCTGCTGTTGGGTTTACACCGACTGATATGGGCTTCATTTCGCTTTTGCCTTGTTCCTTGCGGATATAGCTTTAGCTTTTGCCTTTGCATCAGCCTTGGAGTTAGCACCCCATGCCTTTAGCGAAAGAAGCAGTCTGGTTGGTTCGCCGTTCTTGTACTCAGGGCCTTCCATGTTGCCCATTCGTGCCAAGAAACTCGCTCTACGGGGATTATCCCCTGATTTGACGGGAGGTTTTAAGTTCCCGCCAGTTGCCGCATTATAAGACGCTCTGCCCTTGGCATTCAAGCCGCCTTTTGCATTTTGACCAGCTTTTGTTTGCCAAGTGGGAGTTTTCATTTCTTCCTCGCGGCTCTCATGTTGTCAATTAAGTTTGGGTAGCTTCTGCCAGCCGCTTTAGCCATCTTCTTTGCCGCAGCTTTTTTGGCAGGAGTCAGAGGTTTTGGTGCTCCCAAGCCTTTGGGTCGCTTTTTATCCCAAACCTCTTTCATCACATTCCCCGTTTTGTCTTGTTTTTCATGGTGCGCTGACCACGAACAGGCATAGGCTTAGACTTGCCAGCAGACGACAAAGCAATGGCAATCGCCTGTTTCTGAGGCTTACCAGCCTTCATTTCAGAACGAATATTCGCGCTGATAGTCTTCTGTGAAGAACCTTTTTTCAGAGGCATGATTATTCCTTTGTGATTGGCCCACCAGATTTCCACGCATCACAAGTACGGGCCGCTGCACAAGTGAATTGGAATAAGTCGCAATAACCTAAATCAGCCGCCTTGACGAACTCCTCGTCATAGGACAACTCATTTTCGCCCTCATCCTTCTCTAAACCGCCAATAATGCACTCCATCATGGCAGGAGTTTGAATGAAAGCAGCACAATTCCCGCATTTCATGCCCTTGATGGCAGAGGTAGGCGCGTTGTACATCTTGGCCTTTTTCAGCCAAAAAGCGTCATTTGGCTCATTTGGGTTGGGTGGGCCATACCCATATTCCTTGAAAGCATGGTTGCGATGCTTCAGGTTGACATGAACATCCTGTGTCGCCAACGGGCAAGTCTTTCCTGAAAGCAATCCTGATTTCATTTGAGGAATCTCCCGCCAATAAAGGTAATAAAGCCACCAACCATAGAAGCTATGGTCATACCCATCCAAAAGCCACCCTTGGACTTGTTGGCAAGCTCAAGCAATGCCTTCACATCCTTGGAAAGCTCATGGACTTCGCTTTGTAGAGCCTCAACTTGAGCCTCTAACTTGCCAAATTCTCTTGCGCTAATGTCGCTCATGCCAACACCTTACGAGGCCGACCTAACGGCTTTTTAAGAGTCAATGTCTGCCTTGTTCCATCCTCATTCTCCACTTCAATCTCGGCAGAAGTGTCCACCTCAACATATTCGTGGTGCTTACGCATTTGATCTATATCGTGTTCCAAGCGGAACTCAACGATATTTCCAGAACGAGTGCATTTGAACAAAGCCATCTGTAATCCTTGTAGAAAGGGGGGACTAGCCCCCCATTCATTAAACTTGACGACCAACCACCAAACGCAGGGTGGCTGAGGCCAAATCAACGGAGCCACCAGTTTCGTTTTGGAAACGGATAGACACCACGTTAGCAGCGCTAACATAAGCTGTAACAATCAAACCAGCAACGTCAACAGCCAAAGATGCACCAAGAACCATGTCGCCCAAAGCAACGCCTGGCACAGCCACGGTATCGGTATCACCAGCGCCATCAGACAAGCTGTCAGCATTGATTGTTGCGGTTACGCTCCATGTGTCTGAAAACAAACCACGGAATTGATCGTTGCCACGGCGGACAACAACTGAACTTGCATTTGCCATTATTCTCTCCTAATTAGGTTAAAAAAGACCCCCCACCACTAGGGCAGGGGGGCAACTGCAATTAGGCTGGAACTGCCAAAGCAAAGGCAGAAGAAGACAGTGCAGCGCCAGTGGTGGCGGCTGTACGGACTGCTTTCACGCCATACAAGGTGTCAGAAGTGAACAAAGTGGCAAGATATTCTTGCTTGTACTGCACTTGTGAACGCACAGCCACTTGCTCAACCAACACCATAGAGTCGCGGTGACCCATCAAGCAGATACGGTCAGTACCAGTGTTACCAGCGCCGTAGTCAGCATTGCTAGTGGTGAACACTGGAATGCCATACAACTGACCGATTTCACCGTTACGGATTGCATCACCATTGCCCACAAAAGCCTGCTCAGTGTAACGAGCCAAGCCCATCAAAGTGTTGCGGCTTGAGGGAGGAATGATGAAGAAACGACCGTCCATTGGGGTGTCGTTGTCGTCCAAACGCTGAATAGTGCGGCGGATAGCAGCATCAGTCAAAGCAGAAGCATTGCTGGTTGAGCTGTTGTACACGGTAGTGCCGTCACCGCCAATGAAAGCCTTGGTAGACGATGCAGAAGTTGCATAGTCGTCAGTGCCAACAGTAGCGCCGTTGAAAGCACGACCCAAACGCACCAAGTCGGTATCAACTTGACGAGCCAAGGCGTAACCTGCGTCAGCAGTGTAGAAGTTACGCAAGCTGTTCAAGGCTTGGGCTTCCACGATGTCTTCGATCAGGCGGCTGTACTCATAGTGCTTGTTGATAGACACTTGCACTTCAGTCTCAGATGCGGCGATCAAAGTCACTGCGGTTTCAGCGGCTTTGGCAGAAGCAGAACCACGGGTAGGAGCTGGAATGTGAACGGTGTCACCTTTCTTGCCCTTGAAGTTCATCTTCATAACCAAGTTTGCCAAAACGAGGTTCTTCTTGTATGCGGCAACGATCTCATCACTCCAAATTTCAGGAATGAACGTTGCTGCGGTGCTAGTGGTTACACTATTTGAGGGGGAAAAAGCTGTTGCCATGTTAAATCTCCAAAAAACGATAGGTTAGTTACTTAACCCGTCCCTCTGAATAAGCCTGCATGATTTCATCAGACAAGGCTTCATAGCGGTTCGGGTCTGTCATTTTCAGCCGAATAAGGTCAGCCCTTCGATAGACTCGCTTTGTACTCTCACCAGTTCCACCCACATCAACGGTCGCGGCTTTTAGATTGCTCTTTCGAGTAGCTTCACCAGCATCGCTAGTTTGCTTAGTCTTTACGCCACGCAACGCCTTGTAAGTAGACAGCAATTCATTAGCACTATCGTAGTCATATTCACCATCAGCTTTGGCATACAACCCAAGGCGAACGGGAGAAGATTTCACCCAATTCACAAACTCAGGGTCTTGAGCAATCTGACCAAAATCAGGGTGCTCTGCCGCTAGCTTTTGCTGAATCTGCATCTTTTTGAACTCTAGAGCCGCTTGGCGACCTGCGAGTACATCAGGATGGCTATCAACAGTCTTACGAATCGCCTCTTTGGGATTTTCAAAGAAATCTGGTTCAGGCTCTTCCTCTTTAATAGGTTGCGACTTTGTTGCGAGGTTTTGCTTAATCAGTTCGTCAGCTAGTTTCCGAGTCTCGCCAACTTCCTGAGCTTGCTTCCCAATGAGCTTTTCAGCCTCTTGGTGCATTTTGATGACTTCTTCTAGGCTTTTATTCCTGTATTTCTCAGGAAGCTCAGGCAAAGTATCAGCTTCAGGTAGCTTGTCTTTTTTCTCTTCTTCTACCTCTAACTCACTCAGCTTCTCGTCTTCATTGTCAATCAACATATTGGTTCCTTTTCCTGCCGTTATCGGTTCTAGGAGATTAAACTCGGCATTTCTGCTTACGAGTTTTGCTTACGCTCCGCTTTCAATTTTTCCTGATGCCTGCGGTCAAACTGCATTGCTGCCGTTGGGAATTGACCTGACCAACCCTCAAGATTGAATTTTGGAGCACTTATAGTGCGACTGGCTGTACCGCCACACTCACATTGAACACTCGCCGTCTCATAATCAGTGAGCTTATCAATGCGTTGTCCACAATTGCAGACAAATTCATAGATTCTTTTCATTCAGTTCCTCATACGCTCGTTCGCTGACCTCTCTCAAGGTTTTTAGCCACGTTAGGATAGAAAGTTCACCCTTTTTGAATTGTAGACTTTTTTCGTCAGGGATTGTACTGATATTGTTAAGAGATTCAATCATCTTGTCAATATCTTCAATCAGGTCTTTCCAACCCTGACCGCCCATCATTTCAAAGCGGTTTTCGTAATACTTTTGCAGTTCTTGGTTCATGCGTCCGTAGCGCCTTCAAACTCAGGCTTTTGCTTGATGATGGCGTACAAAGCAGCGCGGTCAGCACCAGCCACATACTCGTCACCAGCGATCTGCACTTTGCCTGCGCTCAGAGGCTGTTTGCCAGCATCACGGGCTTCTTTGGATGCGTAGCCGTAGAAGGTAACTTCTGTGCCACGACCTTTGAAGTCCTCTTGGACTGCTCCGATGTTCCAGTATTCCGCATTGATGCCGAAGTCTGTTGGGATTGATTTACTGAGGGCCATTTAAGGGTTCTCCTTGTTGAATGTTTAACCAATAATTGCTAGTCTGCGGGTTGTTCCACCGCTGTCTTTAATCTCAATGTAGCCAGTGATAGCTGCGTCAGCGGAGGCTGTTCTAGTACCAAAACGTACCAATCCTGTTCCCTTTGGTGTCAGGGTTAGGACTATGTTTGTGTCTGAGCCAGCAACAGCAATTGAAGGGGCAGAGCCAGCGACAGAACCAGTTACTAAAAAACGATTTACAGTGCTTGCTGGAGCAGCAACTTCAACAACTCTGT